AGTATGGTGGAACAGATACTTGGGCTAAGGCTAAGAATGGTAAGTTGGATGAAGACATCTATAAGTTACTAGTAAAATATAATGCAAAAGGTCTAAAGAATAAATCAACTGATTTGACATGGATTAAAAATGAGGCAGAACAAGCATGGAAGTATAGTAAGTATGCGGGATTAAAATTATTAGATTGGGTATCAACTCATAAGGATTCTGATCAGATAATGAAAGAGATATATTTGTACGCATCCTCACAATCAGACAAGTCTTCTGTGTACTGGAAACTCCAGTAAGGAAAGTGGCACAATGATACTGAAAACAGCGTGTGGATGTAGTATAATATGGGTATCGGAAACGGTTGAGATGCCCAACAAACACCTTGAACACCCAGAAGATTCGATTCTCCAAGGACGTAGGGTTGCAATAGATGCTATCAAGGAACTTGTGACAGTTACTAGACTGTCTGTTAAATGGGACGGTGCTCCTGCTATTGTGTTTGGAACTAACCCTGAGAATGGTAAGTTCTTTGTTGGCACTAAGTCTGTCTTCAACAAACGTTTAATTAAAATCAATTACAGTCATGAGGACATTGATCAGAATCATAAAGGAACTGTCGCAGACATTCTTCGGTTGGCTTTTGATCACCTTCCTCGCATCAATCGTATTATCCAAGCTGATTGGATCGGTGTCGGTGGGGGCAATGTTTATTGTCCTAATACTATTCAATATAATTTTCCTTCCACCATCATTCAAAAAATAATTCTAGCACCTCATACAGAGTATACAGAACTTAGTCCTACTGCTGAGGGTAAGATCGGAGTTAGTCTTGAATCTACTTCTGATTGCTACTTTGTTGATACTAATAATGCTGTAGTAGAACCACCTTTAGGATGGAGACACCTAGCAAAGATACTACCTACACTTCTAGTCGCAAAGGTTCCACAATCCCGCACCGAAGTAGCAAAACATATCAATTCATTTATACGACAAGGTACTCTTCCGCATCCTCAGGAAATGTATGATACATTAGATGCTAAATATAAGGGAGAAGTCAATGTGAGTACCTTTAAGGTATGGCATAAAATCTTCCAACTGAAACAGCGTCTACTCGATGCGATTTTTGTAAATGGAAATGTTGAATGTTACATCGATGGTGAATCTTCTCAGCATGAGGGGTTCGTGACCGTTTCAAATAATCCGTACAAAATTGTAGATCGATTGACCTTTAGTAAAGCAAACTTTAACCTTAGTAAGAATTGGCAGAATGAAAAAGTTTAGTGCTTTCCTAACTGAAGCCGAAAGATCCTTCGCTTCAAAAGAAGCAGAGAAATTAAAACTTAAACATGTAGGGTATGGTAAGTATGCCGATATCAATGGCAACGTTACTCACTTGTCTAAGGATGGTAAACTAATAAAGGTTTCTGCCCAACAAGCAGCATCTGCAACACAGCAAAATGGAGGAGAAGAAACTGGAAGCGGCGAGGGTCAGGTCGATCAAGGTAGCATATCTGTTACATTTGGAAGATTTAATCCACCTACTGTTGGACATGAGAAACTTTTAAACAAGGTGTCTCAACAGGCAAAGTCTACTGGAGGAGAGTATAGAATATATCCGTCTAGATCTGAAGATCCTAAGAAGAATCCTCTTGATGCAGGAACTAAAATTGGATTTATGAAGCAAGCATATCCTGATCATGCTAATGCTATTCAAAACAATGAAGAGATGAGAACTATCTTTGATGTTCTTACTACTCTTGATGGTGAAGGATATAGTTCAGTAAATTTAGTAGTTGGTGGAGATAGAGTTAGTGAGTTTAATAGTCTTGCACAGAAATACAACGGAGATATATACACATTTGATGAGATCAATGTAGTTTCTGCGGGAGCAAGAGATCCAGATGGTGAAGGTGTGGAAGGTATGTCTGCATCTAAACTTCGTAAGGCAGCAGCAGAAGATGATTTTGATTCCTTTAGAAAGGGAATGTCAAAAAGTTTAGGTAAAGATGGTACGGAAAAGTTATATACAACTTTACGTCAAGCAATGCAAGTAGAAGAATTTGGTGACGATTTTGCTGAAGCATCATATTATTTGTATGAGATCGCACCTAAATTAGATCCAAGGGGTTTGCGTGAAGCATATTATGATAAAGGATTATATCCTGTAGGAGCTCTTGTAGAGAATGATAACACAGGGATCGTTTCTAAAGTTGTTAGTCGTGGTAGCAATTACGTCATCTCTATTGATGAGCGTGATGGTATCTATCGTTCTTGGTTGAAAGACTTAGTAGAAGTAAATGATATTAAGTATTTTAACTGGAAACCTGCTGGTGAGGTTGGTACAGATCAACTTGACAATTATGTTAGAAAATTAACTCCAGGTGAATTCATTCGCAAGCTAAATAAAAGGGACAAGACTTCATCATAAAATGTTAGACACCAACAGATCACCTCTACCAGACATGACCGATGCATATCGGCAGGTATTAGAAGGAAAGAAAAAGAAAGAACCTCGTTGGCAGGATGATGACTGCGATGGTAAGTGGTATGAGAAATCTGACACTGATGGTAAGATTAGTAAGAGAGAAAAGAAAGCAAAAGAGAAAGCATATTCTGAAGAGGTTGAAACAACAGAGGGAAAAAAGATTAAGGAAGCATTTGCTTTCTCCAATGAAGAGTTTGAAGAACTTGCTCAACTAGGAGAAGAGATTGATGCAATGTCTGATGAAGAACTCGTCGATTTAATGATAGAGTCCATTCATGAGATAGCAGAAGACGATCAAGATCTTATTGAAATTTGTGAGCACTTGGAAGAGACTGAAGTATTAACAGAAGCACCATCAAAGCATTCTGCAATGCCTAATGTTGCTGTACAAGCACCTAAGAAGAAAGCACCTGAAAGGGATGCAGGATCAGAGGCACGTAAGAGATTACTATCTAAGAAAAAATCTCCTTCTCGTATGGAGAGACTTAAGTCTGCTGCTAAGAAAGCAGGAGCAGCAGTAAAGGCAGGTGTTAAGAAAGTAGGAAAGAAAGTAGTACAGACTGCTGGCAAAGTTGCTGGTGAGTTCTCTGCTGCTAAAGAAAAGCAGAAAGAAGTAGCAAAGTCTCGTACTACTACTAGTGATAATGCAAGCACTACTACTAGCAGACCTGATAGTGGTGGAAGTGATGGTGGCGGGGAGAAAAAGAAAGGACCAGGTTTACTCAGGAGAATTGGTGGTGCAATTAAGCGTGGTCTAAAGAAAGCAGTTGGTAAGACTGCTCGTGCAGTATCAAAGGGATCAAACAAACTTGCTACTCGTATGGGTGAATCCTATGATGAGATTGCACATCTTTATGAGTCTAATCTATTCTCTATTGAAGAAATAGAAAATGTCATTCTTGAAAAGGAGAAGGAAAATGCTAAGCTTTAAAGAACTTAACGAGAAAAAAACTAAAGTCAAGATCAATCCTAATCTTAAGGATGTGATGGAGAAATCCGATTGTGATTGTGATTGTAACACTCATGAATCTCATGATAAGTGTGGAGATGATTGCAATTGCAATCCAGTAACAGAAGGAAAGAAAAAGGATGATACATACTTAGAGACCGACTTTAAGAAACGCCTGAAAAATAATGAGAAGGCAAGAAAGGAACTTATGAAAGGTCCGCAAATGAAAAACCCGCACTTGGAATCCTATGACAGTCAAGAAGAAGTTTCAGAAGAAAGCACAGAAGAGAGCACTGAAAATTCGATCTTGACCTTTAATAATTTCCAAGAAGCAACTCGTCTCAAGAAAGAGAAGGGTTACGACAAGGGTGGTAGTAAAGATAGAGCACTTAACTACGTTAAAACTAAGATCCGTAAGGAGATTGGTAAACCAGAAGGACAACGGAAGAAAGTTAAAGGTGCTAAGTCTGATGCTGGTACTGGAAAGTATAAGAGGAGAGCAGACGATAAGAAAGCATATGCTGCTAGAGCAAAGAAGGCAGGATTTAAATCCACTCAAAATTATACTGATGTCGTAGCACGATATGGTGGAGAAGATAACTATAAGAAAGGTAAAGGTCTAGGCACATAAAGGTGCTATATAGAGTACCTATTCGGTACAAAATAATGATCAATTTTTTAATGCCCATTGCGATCAGTATCATCAACAAAGCAGTTGATAGGATACCTGATGATCTTGATTCTGTTATCAAAGATTTTGTTATCAAGTTGCTGAAGAAAGCAGCAGCTAAGACTGGTAACAAAGTAGATGACGAACTTGTAGTAGCACTTCAGAAGGCACTGCTAGAAAGTTAAGTTTATAAATACTCATACAGAATATATTCGGAGTAAATTTACCATGCCATTATGGGGAAAAACCGCAGCTTCGGCAACTAACAAGCCCAAATGGCTGCCAGAAGACGAGAATTCAGATTATAATAAGGCAACCGTCTATGCTAATACAGCAGGATGGGTTGTAGCACCTGGTACTGCCAACAGTGGTAGTGATAATGTTAACGCACAACCAGAAGTTCTTGCTTGCATCGGTGGTCTATCGACAACTCTTGCTGCACCTACTGTAACTAAGATTCGTATCGTACAATCTACAATTGCAGCTGGTAGTAAGACAATTACTGCTGAGATTACATGGGATGAGAAGGTAACAGTTGCTGGATCACCTCAAGTTGTAATCGCTAACGGTAACCAAGGTACAGGTAGTGGTCGTGGACCTCACACTCTTACCTATACTGCAACTGGTTCAACTGCAAACAGGAAGCGTTTCACAGTAGCATCACAAACTGTTGCTGAGGATGATGTACTAACACTAGGTGGATCAAACATCTCACTTAACAGTGGTACAATTACTGACACAGCAGATGGTTCAACAGCAGCATCACTGGTACTCAGTGGTTTGACAGCAGTTACACTAACAGTTACAGCATAATATATGTTAATTGACGAACTGAATGAATCCAATTACATTCTGTTCGCCATTAAGCATTATGAGAATCCTTCCTGTATGACCAGGGAGGATTTTGATGAGGATATGAAACGCTTCAAGTATCTGAAAAGACTCTTGAAGCGTTATGTTCGAGGGGGTTCTTTAAGAACTCATCTTATTATCAATCATTTAATCATACTTTATAATGTTTTTGGTGAAGCAGCAACTCCCTTACTATTTTTTAAGATGGAGAGGGAGTATTGGAGTCTATTAAAAACTCTACTACTTTACTTGAATAAATATCCTATAGGAATGATGCCATCTTTAGAGGTGGATCCTGACTTAGAAGAAGAACTGGAGAAACTCTAATGAACGAAGAAATGATGACAGCGGGAACAGGAGGTTTTAGTGGCAGTGCTACTGCGACTGGACCTAATGCTGGATTCGATCCTGTCATGCGTATGAGAGCAAAGCGTAAGGATCTAAAAAAATTGGTAGCACCAGGTAATAAGTTATCTGATGGTAAGAAAAAGGTAAAAGAGAGTGTGACTGCAGTAAATAAACTTGCCCCTAAGTCAAGTCTATTTCAATATAAAGTTTCTCTTCCAGAGATAGGATCTACTGTAGTATATGCTAGTAATCCAGCAGAACTAAGACAGAAGTTACGTTTGCTTATTAACTACAGATACCGTGGAGATATTACTATTGAAAGAATTTTACCTGGTGATGCTGGTAAGTTCTTTATGGATAAAAGACAGAAGCATTTGAAGAATGTTAAAGAGTCAGCTGATCAAGCAATAAAACAGCAGATGACTCGTCAGCAGATCGGTCTTGAGAAGAAGAAGTCAAGTGATAAGATTAAGCAAATTAGAATGGAGTTGCAAAAGAAAACTGCATCTCTTATGAAGAAGCAAAGAGCAGGTGGAGCACAGGCAACTGTCGATAAGTAATGTCCGAAATAAACGCAGCAATATTGGAAAGGTTAGAGAAGGTAGTAGATAAACTATCTGACAACTCCACCAAGATGGGGGAACTTCTTGCTGTTCATAATGAAAAGTTAGATAAACAGGATAGAATCGATGCGGTCTTGTTTGAGAAGGTAGATAGTGTTCATCGTGAAGTAAACCGTAGGTCAGAGGAGATAAAGAAAGGTTGTGAAAGAGATATCCGTAAGGTTGATGACCGCCTTAGAGTCATGGAAAAGAAAATGTGGACTATTTTTGGTGGTCTTAGTATTATATCTTTCATCGTTAGTCCAATCGGACAAGCGGTCATAAGAAACTTGACAGACGCACCTACACCTGTTACTATGGATGTAGTAAACGTCCATCGTATTGTCTGAATTTGTTGATGCACATTACGTAATGCTTCTATCTGGCAGACTTGATAAGTTTGTTAAGAAGAAAGCAGACCTATACAACTTCCGTTGCCCTTACTGTGGTGATTCACAGAAACATAAGAACAAGGCAAGGGGGTATTTTTTTCGTCTGAAAGCAGATATGGTATACAAATGCCATAACTGTGGAGTTGGTAGGACGTTACCAAACTTCTTAAAAGATCAGGCACCAGACCTTCATGATGAGTACATCATGGAGAGATATAAGAGTGGCACAACAGGTAAAGGATCGTATGTTCCTAAACCAAAATTTAAAAAACCTGTATTTAAAAAACAAGGAGAACTTGAGAAAGTTTCTGATCTAAATATAGAACATCCAGCATATCAGTACATCGTAGGACGGAAATTAGATCCGTCCTTATTCTATTTTACAGACCAGTTCTGTACTTGGGTTAACACTCAGAAACCTACTTTCTCTGGCATCAAAAAGGACCAC